TTGCAACCAATGATACTAAGGGGAGAGAAATCCCACTTATTATCAATAAGTTGCATATTACCATAAACTTGTGCATCACCATAAACTTGTGCATCACCATAAACTCGTGCATTACCATAAACTTGTGCATCACCATAAACTTGTGCATCACCACAAACTAATGCGTTATTACAAACTACTGCATCACCATAAACTCGTGCATTATCACAAACTCGTGCATCACCACAAACTTGTGCATTACCAAAAACTCGTGCATTACCATAAACTCGTGCATTACCATAAACTTGTGCATTACCATAAACTACTGCATCATCACAAACTTGTGCATTTTCACCTACGTATGCAGTATCAGCAACCTTTGCTGTATTCTGTACCCAACCACCACCATTACTGTGTCGATGCCACGTGTCATTTGTGGCATTAGGAAAAATCTTCTTAAGCTCATTAAGAGTCATTTTAGTTTGCCATCCTTTCTAATTGTTATTATTATACAGATTGCAATGTTACTTGTCAAGCACTTTTTCCCACTTTATCAATCAATTTAACGTATTGAATAGCGTGGCACATTGTATCCTTGACAGCATTCATATGATAATGATAGCTATTTGTAGAGAAAAGCTTAGGATTGACTTTCAGCATAGGATATTGCCTAGTAATTCGCTTGTAAAGCACGTTCAATCCAAACGTTAGAGTAGTTTTTTTCTTGTTTTTCTTATTAAGACGAATCTTATCAGAAGACAGCAAGTAATTTGAGTAATCATATCTGGAACTAGACATATTCTTTTTAATTTCAGACGCTTCTTTAAACAAAGTCACAAACTTATGAAGAATGTGTTTGTCATTCTTAAACAATTCCTCAGTAAACATCTTAGGATTAAAAACGGGCAGGAAGGTTTTCATCTTATGAGAGTCTAGAAATTCATAATCTTCGCTACTAAGAACTTTTTCACTGATTGCAGAATGTTTTTTCACCAATACATCATAAAGTCTTACCATGCCATTCTTTATGGCTTGTTGTTCATCTTTTTCACGAATGGCATAAATTTCATCAAAACCCAAATGAGTTGCCAATGATACTGAATAATATCGGTCAAGAGAGTTATCATGCTTATTAGTAAGATTAAACTGCGTAGCAGTGTCCTTAAGAACGTATGCTTTGCCAGTAAAATCAGACCATGTGTAATCATTGGACGGCATAGGTTCAAGGGTATACTTTTGAATTTGCCAACAAAGTGCAATATTTACAGGAGTACTGACGCCACCACCCGTTGTTCGTGGCTTATTCTTTCGGCGGGGATAGCTTTCAATGGTAGTAAGATTGTTCTGCTTAAGAATATTAACTGTGTTTTCATCCGTAGAATCATAGGACGTAATAACCTGCACAGTTTTTTCATCATTATTATGACCAAGAGCATCCATCATTCCCAAAATCTGAGAACGAGCAGGTTCATAATCTGTATTATTAGTAATTGCATCTTTACACGTCAGCAATGGGCGGTTCAAGTCAATCGTCCGGTTACGGCTACGTTTCAGACGACCTTTCCAATTCATGTAGTATGAATAAACAGTACCCTTGATATGAATGTAGGTTGCAGGATTAATGGTAATCTTTTCACCAGTAGGAGAAACCCACTCCAAAACGTCGGGAATAAACTGTCCCAAAACCGAATGATGTTCATGGAACGTCTTCATAGCCTCAAGAAGAGACTGTTTGCACATAATATCATTAATTGCAAATTCCTTCAAACTCTTCAAGCAATCATCAATATTTTTCTTAATATGTGTGATGGTTTTTTCCGAATATTCCAACGCTTCGCGGTTCAAAGCAACGTTAATTTCTCCAACATTCGCATTAACAACAAAGCACTTATCAGAATAATTCACCATATTACGAAGAATACGAGAATCATTATCTGTAAATCGTGCATCATCAATGGGATAAGGAACTCCATCAAAATTCATAACAAAATCAGACGAATCGCCGTAATTCTTATAAATCGTCCAATTAGTTCCAGCAAGGTAAACATCAAACTTCTTCCATTCAAAATCTTCGCCTTCCTTTGCACCCTTGATAATGGGCTTAGGATTCCACATAGACGTAGCACGAAGAGTTTCAGTCAGGAACGAACCATAATCGCCTTCCTTAACTGGAACCTTGACAATCGTGCCAGTAGGTTCGTTAGTTTCTTCACAGGAAATAATGTCAAAACTAATATCATTTTCAGGAGTACGATGAAGAACCAAGGTTCGCTTGAGCTTTTTGCTGTTCTCCCAAGCAACCGTTTCAGTAGTGAACACATCGGAATAAGCCCAAGGACACTTAGCACCAATACCAAACCCACCAGTTTGTTCATTGGTTTCACGCTTGCTGGATTCACCAATGAACTGATAAATATTGGTAAGACGTTCATAATTCATTCCAATGCCATAATCCTTTACAGAGAAGAAAGGAGTCATAGCGTTAGGAACAGTAATCTCAATAGGACGGTCAGCACAACCAGCCTCACGATGTGCATCACGAGCATTACAACTAATTTCCTGAGTGATAGCTTTGATTTTGTGCGTATACAGCTTATTTACCATGAAGTCCACAATGACACGCGGACTTTTAATTCCCATTTGCCGGTGTTCACCTTCAATGTTCCGTTCGCATTCAACCGTAGAGACTTCAACTTTCATCTTTTATCTCCCTCTCAATTTTTGTCTTCTCTTATTAATATTATACAGACTGAAAATTGAAAGTCAAGAAGAATTACTAAAGTTTTAACTCATTGACATTATTGAACTTAATTATAGGACGCTTAGGTTCTAGGGATGCCGTAAATATTCCCCGACTTGGCTTACAACTTGCGGCACAGTGCCATTGCGTCCTTATTCTCCAATTTCCAAAAGATACTTGTTACTAATTACCTTAAAGGACATTCGACCTTTAAGCCTTTGCGAGTAACACTCTTCAATTGGGCGAATAACAACACCTTCAGCCGTATGCTCATAGTCCTCTCTACTGCCAACGGTATTAAAATTATACTTCTGGTTATCAGCAAAGTTAAGCCAGTAATCCAGAGTATGAATATTCTTGTCATACTTGAAAACATAAAATTCAACATTGTTTAACCATTTATGAGTATATATAGGAATTACCTTTTTATAGCTTCCCTCAATCTGTAAAATGGGTACAGTAAGAATACCTAACTGCTTAACCAAATCAAGCATTTCTGCACAGTGTAGGTATCTGCCTTCCTTTATATTGTAACCATTAAAAATTCTAATATCTGAGCCTGTCATACCTAGTCGGTTAGCCTGTATACCTTCACTAACCAATTCACCTTGAACAGCAATATCAACATTGTTCTCTTCACAATATTGAGTTAATTTTTCTCCAATTTTAAATTTGTGCACAGTTTCACAAAACCGACCACTAGGATTTTCGTAATTGAAATCCATTTCCATATTTCTGGAACAAACACCAAGGCGTCTCGTGCCAGAAATATCAGTTTTAGAATAGATAGTACAACTTGAACCATCAAGTTTCATGGTAACATAACATTCTTTACCATCAATTTCATCCAATACACCAAGGCAACTTTGCAATCGAATTTCATCTGTCTTACGAATGAATGATGGAAAATTACCACGTGACTTACCAAAGCTACCAAAATTCTGTCCTTTATGCGACGGTTCAGGAGGTTCATATTTTGTAATACCTAACAATTCTGTAACATCTGTTCCTTCTTCAACTTGTGTAGATAAAATGCTTACAGGAAATGCGATACCTTGAGACAATTCCCCTCTTAGTCGAATAGTCTTAATTCGACCTTTGGACTTCTCAAGAAATGCAAAATTAGGATTCGTGATAGGAAGTACAGAATCAATTTCTGCAAAAACACACAAATCACCAATTTTAAATTCATCCCGTTTAGATACTAACTGCCAACCCATAACTTTGATAAGGTCCAGTTTGTCAGCATTAGGATGATTCTTGACTTCAAGAATTCTTTGAATTGTTGCTAATTGGCGTTCCATTGTTTAATCCTTAAAATTATCAGGGTAGACACTTAACTTTTATCATTTCCATAAATCTCCCAATCCACAGCAACTAAATCATTTAGATAAACTGTGTAAGGCATAGGAACACCAGAAGGACTGTCAACACCACACAATCGTTGTCCATGCAATGCAAAATTTACATTCATGCTCATAACAAGGTGAAAGTCATTATTTCGCCAGTAACTACGTCTAACCCTTAATCCATTAATTAGTTGACGACATGCCCAATACCATGTATGTTCTTTTTTGTTTTTCACAATTAATAAACCTCCTCAGTTTTAATTGACATTTCATCAACCGTCCAACCAAAAGACTTCCAACGCTCAGACGTTGGCAGGTTAGTCTTTTCAGTTACGTAACGAAGGACACTAACCTGATAATTCTTATCATAAGGATGCTCAATGGAACGTGCAATTACACCAGAATCAGTTTCAGTATCAGGACAAGCACGGTCATAACGAAGCATATCCATCGGAAAAGGATAACTACCACTTACAGTGAAAGTCTGCTTAAAAAGTTTCATAATCAATCTCCTTTAGTTTTATTATACAGAATCAATTGTCCTTTGTCAAGAGTTATTTTCAATATTCAATAAGCTTTTTAATTGATTCCTGATGCATTCTTCACCTTCATGGAATGCAATACGTTTTTGAACAGCTATAAGTTCAGCAACTACAAAATTTAAAGTGGGTATTTCCTTAAATTTATAACTGGGAAAATGAACAAGTTCTCTACCAACTGACATTCCCCAACTTTTTTCAGCACCAAACCAACGTTCAAAACGAAAACCTAATTCCAGCCAAAGTTCCTCAGTCATTTTCATACCATTATCCTTTTCATTTTTATGGTAGGGCGGGTGGGGATCGAACCCAACTGCAATGACGCGAGGATATAAGCCCCGCCGAGTCAACCAGACTTTCCGCCCTGTAAGTTTGGTGGGGAAGGTTGGATTTGCACCAACAGTATCCCAAACGGGAAGCACACTGATCAAATGTGCTTGGCTCTCCTTTTGACAAAGGTGGCATCTCTTGTATGCCTGTCAGCCGCCCCATAAGATCAAGGGATTAGTCAAGTTCTGGCAGACGATTTGCCATACTATTGACTAATCCCTTTTTCATTCCTACTGAACGGGGGTAGTAGGAGTTTCCGTAGTAGGAACCTGAACAGCAGGAGTCACTTCTACAACCGGAGCAGGAGTAACCTCAACAGCGGGGGTAACCGCAGCAGCATCAACAACCTGTGCCGGTTCGGTAACCGGAACAACGTTGGTAACCGTAGGTTCAACAACCTTCGGCTTTCGACCACGCGGACCAATGGGAAGTCCAGCCTTCTTAACCACATTACGAACCGTACCATAGCTACACTTAAACTCAGCAGCAATTGCCGCCATGTTGGGATTCTTCTTGTAAGCCTCAATAATTCCAACATGGGCAAACGACGGACGACGACCAGCAGCATCACGCTTGCCATAGATGCCACGCATAGCATTGGCAACCGTACCCAAACTGCACTTCATCGCACCAGCGATTTGCTGCAACGTCTTTCCTTCCATCCTCAACTCGTGCATCTTATTCCGGTCAAACTTAATCGTGTTAGCCATTTTCGTTTCTCCTTTCCCATTTCGGGATATAGATGGCTTTTTCCTTACTTCGACCATTCCTCACATTAAGTATTATACATTAAACTTTGCTATTGTCAAGAGAATTCTTACTAACTTTATGGTTTTTCATCCAAGTAATGGCAAACTTAAAAGCGTTCACAAAATCACTCAATTCTTGCTTCGTCAATCCTTCACTCTTAGCAAGTTGTTTACCAATACGTTTCCATTTATCAATTGTATGAATTTTGCAACCTATGCTAATTTTGCCATATGCTACAACATTCATGGTATACTTGCAACCAATGATACTAAGGGGAGAGAAATCCCACTTATTATCAATAAGTTGCATATT